TGTTAAAGATTTAAAATGGGATAACGTAGAACACACAAGTTTTTCATGTGTAGTTAAGTACGCTGAATTTAATGAAGAGCACCCATCAGGTATTAGTGCAATCGACAACTATGCACACATTCAAGAAGTTTGGAATAAAGGTATTGCAGGTGAATATGGTGTGATTGCAGAATATGTACCTCCTCCTGAGCATGTAATTGAACCTGAACCAACTACTGAACCACAACCTGAGTAATGATGTATCCAAATTCAACACCTGAGTTTCGTATTGTTCTTAAGCAAGATAAAACACAGGAATTACAGGTTAGATATATTTGCATTACTCAAGGCTACACAAGTAAGTGGCAAGCAGTTCCAGTCATCAATGAAGAAGAATTAATAGGGTAAGTATGTCAGAGAACATAACAGACAAGGACTTCGGAGCATTACAAGCAGAAGTCAAGATACTAATTAACGAAGTTCATCTGTTACGCAAAGAGATGGCACAGGTCAATGCTACGATCAACCAAGGTAAAGGTGGATTATATGTGTTGCTTCTTGCTGCAGGTTCTATTGGTGCAGCTATAACTCTAGTAGTTAAGAAAATGTTTGGTGCTTAATGGAATACTCATCAGTATCAGTCGGTCATAATCTTACTGCAGGATCTACTACAGCAGTCTACAAAGTACCTGTAGGATATGCTGTTAAATGGAACTTGATGTACTTACATAATGCTTCAGGCAATACTAAACACATCACTGCTAAGTGGTATGATTTAAGTACAAACACAGAGTACGCTGTATTAGATCAATATAGTATGGCTTCTAAAGATTATCTTAAGTTTGATGGTGGTGCTTATGTCGTGCTAGATGAAGGAGATGAGATTCGTTTAACTCCTGAAGCAAGTTCATCGTTCTCTTCAATCAACACTTTTGAATTAGTAAGGAAGAAATAATGCCACTTAAAAAAGGTAAGTCAGATAAGACAGTATCTTCTAACATACGCATGATGGTTAAAGAAGGTAAACCTCAGAAGCAAGCAGTAGCAATTGCTCTATCTACAGCAGGTAAATCACTTCCTAAACGTGGTGGTCGTACTGCTAAGAACAAGGCTAAGAAATGAAGCAGGGTTTGTATGCCAATATCGCTGCCAAGCGTAAGCGTATCGCTGAGGGATCAGGAGAGAAGATGCGTAAGGTAGGTAGCAAAGGTGCTCCAACAGCTAAGAACTTTAAGGATGCTGCTAAGACAGCTAAGAAAAAGAAATGAAGAAAGACTCTAGACTAGAACGTGCCGGTGTGGCAGGGTTTAATAAGCCTAAGAAGACACCAAGCCATCCTACTAAATCACACGTGGTTGTGGCTAAAGAAGGAGATCAAGTGAAGACTATTCGCTTCGGTCAACAAGGAGTTAAAGGTGCAGGAGCTAATCCTACCTCTGCAAGTGAGAAGGCTAGGAAGAAAAGCTTTGAAGCACGTCATGCTAAGAACATTGCCAAGGGTAAAATGTCTGCTGCTTACTGGGCAGATAAAGTAAAGTGGTAAATAAAGCTTGACTTTCTAACAAATATGTGGTATAATATTAGGAATATTTACAGGATACTATGAATTATTTAAACCTAGTTAATGCAGTACTAAGAAGGCTTAGAGAAGATGATGTAACTTCTGTTACTGATAATAACTATTCTAAGTTAATCGGTTCATACGTAAACGATTCTAAGCAGGAAGTAGAGAATGCTTATAGTTGGAATGCTTTGACATCCACTATCGTAGCTACTACTCAGCCTAACATTATCAACTATGTGTTAACTGGTAGCGGACATCGCTTTGAAGTTGTAGACGTATGGAATAACTCTGATAAAGTATTCCTAGAAAATACTCCTTCTAGTCTAATGACTCAGTGGTTGTTGACTACTTCTCCTCAAACAGGTTCTCCGGGTTACTATGCTTTCAACGGACAATCTGCTGCAGGCGATGTTCAAGTTGACTTATACCCTATTCCTGATGCAGCTTACAATATCTACTTTAACGTAGTAACTCCTCAAGCTGATCTAGTAAACAATACAGATGAGATGCTAGTACCAAGTCAACCAGTTATTCTAGGTGCTTATGCAAGAGCTCTAGCAGAACGTGGTGAAGATGCAGGTATCGGTTCAGGTGATGCTTATGGTCAATACTTAAAGGTATTGGCTGATACGATTGCGTTGGAATCACAGCGTTATGTTGAAGAATCTACTTGGATTCCATCCTAATGTCTGAAGCTTTAGTAACCTCGTCAATTGTAGCTCCGGGATTCTACGGATTAAACACCCAAGAATCTAGTATTGAGCTCAACAATGGCTATGCTTTACAAGCATTCAACGTAGTGATTGATAAGTCAGGACGTGTTGGATCTCGTAAAGGATGGCAACCTAAACACGCTACTCTAGCTGCGTTGGGATCTAATCCAGTTAGAGGTATCTATGAACTTATTGCTAATGATGGTACTAAGTACATCCTTGCAGTAGGTAATAACAAACTATTTAAACTTGTAGGTACTACTCTATCAGAGTTAACTTATGGTGGCGGTGGAACTGCTCCTACAATTACAGCTAATAACTGGTCTATTGCAGCACTAAACGATAAGGTTTACTTCTTCCAAGAAGGACACTCTCCTTTAGTATTTGATCCGTTAACAAGCACAACAACATACAAGAGAGTATCAGAACTATCAGGATACTTAGGTACAGTAGCAGAAGCTGACATTGCTATCAGTGCTTATGGTCGTTTATGGACTGCTTCTACAACTGCAGATAAACAGACTATCAAGTTCTCTGATTTGATTGACGGTGCTAACTGGGCTACAGGTACATCAGGCACATTGAATGTATCTACTATTTGGACTAATGGTGCTGACGAGATTACTGGTCTAGCAGCTCATAACGGTTTCTTGATTATATTTGGTAGAAGACAGATTCTAGTTTACCAAGGTGCTCAAGATCCTAACACTATGTCTTTAGCTGACAGTATTAACGGTATTGGATGTATTGCTAAACACTCTATCCAATCTATTTCTACTGACGTATTGTTCTTATCTGATTCAGGTATTCGTAGTTTTGCTAGAACAGTACAAGAGAAGTCAATGCCTATGCGTGATATCTCTAGGAACGTACGTGATGATTTATTATCATTGTTACCGGGTGAAGACCTTAAGAATGTAAGAGCAGCTTACAATGAGAAAGAAGCATTCTATGTAATCTCTTTCCCTACAGCAGATCTTAGCTACTGCTTTGACATGAGAGCTCCATTGCCTGAAGGTGCAGCTAAACCTACAATGTGGACTCTAGCACCTACTGCTATGTTCTCAGGTTCAGATCGTATGTTATTGTTAGGTATGCCCGGTTATGTTGCAGAGTATGATGGCTATTTAGATAACACAGCTACTTACTTCTTCAGTTACTTTGGCAACTACATTGACTTCGGTGCTCCAACAACTGAGAAGATTCTAAAGAAGATTGGCTTCACAATGGTTGGCGGTGTACAACAACCTATCGCTGTTAAGTGGGGTTTTGATTATGCTAATAACTATCGTACTGAAACAGTGACACTAGGTGATCAGGTGATTTATGAGTACGGTTCTGCTGAGTATGGTCTAGCAGAATATTCAGGTGGTATTGAGATTGATCAGAAACGAGTGAATGCTCATGGTCGAGGCAAGGTACTACAGTTTGGTTTTGAAACACAGATTAATGGTCAACCAATTTCTATTCAAAAGATTGATGTATACGTTAAACAAGGACGGATCGTATAATGAGTAACTATGTTAAAGGTACTAACTTCACAGTTAAAGATACTTTACCTACCGGTAATGCAAGTAAGATTATTCGTGGTGCTGAGATTGATGATGAACTAACTGCGATTGCTTCTGCTATCTCAAGCAAATCTGACTCAGCTAGTCCAACATTCACAGGTACAGTTACAGTAGCTGCATTAACTATTTCAGGTGCAGTCACTGGTACGATTGATGGCGGTACTTATTAATTGAAGCTACCAGTAGTTAATCGTCCTGAGTACACAATGTACTTAGAGAATTATGCAGGGCTGTTGTGGTTTCATACAGATGTACGTAAGTGGTCAAGTAAAGTTAAACCAAAGTATCTAGAAGATTTAAACTTATTGCAGTACTTAGTTAGATTTCCTATAGTAGCATTAGTAGAAGAAGACAATAAGAAGTTAGCTAAGTTCGGTGAAGTAACTGGATGGGAAAAGATGGAACAAATGAATTTAAACAATGGTAAAGTAGGCTACGTCTACACAAGGAGTTTATAATGGGTGGTATTGTTAGTGCTGTTTTAGATCCGTTCACAGGAGCAAGTGATACAAGAGATGCTGCTAATGCTGCTGCTGCTCAACAAGCACAGGCTTCTAAAGACGCTGCCGCTGCTGCTGCATTCAGACCTGTAGGAATGACTACAAGGTTTGGTTCAGCCTCTTTCACAAGAGAGATTGATCCGGCTACTGGTATGCCTTATGTAGCAGGTGCTCAATATACTGCAGCTCCTGAGCTATCAGGCTTACAGAATAGATTGTTTAATCAGTTCAATGCAGGCTTAACAGGTGCTGAACAGATGGCTGCTCAGTATCAACCTATTGGAGCAGGTGCTCAGAATCTAATGAGTCTTGGTCAACAGTATATTGCTCAGTCTCCTGAAGCTGCTGCTCAAGACTATCTAGCACAACAACAAGGTTTGTTAGCAGGTGGTAGAGAACAACAATTATCTAACATCCGTAATAACTTATTCCAACGTGGTCGTAGTGGTTTAGCTACTGGTGCAACATCTACTGGTATGCAAGCAACTAACCCTGAGATGGCTGCTTACTACAATGCATTAGCACAACAAGATGCTGCATTGGCTGCACAAGCTACTCAAGCAGGTCAGCAACGTACACAGTTTGGTGCAGGTTTGTTAGGCACTGGTGCAGGTTTATTAGGTTCACAAGTACAAGGTACTGTAGGTGCTTATGCTCCATTACAGACTCAGTTAGGTATTGCTAACCAAGTAGAGCAGATGTCTATGCAACCTTATAACCTAGGCTTGGCATTAGGCTCTGCTCAAGGTGCTTCTAATGCTGCTGCTGCAGGTATTTATAACCAAGGTCAACAAGCTGCTGCACAGACTCGCTATCAAGGTGAACAAGCTGCTAATGCTGCTAACTCACAGTTCTTATCTTCATTGATTGGCGGTGCTACAGGTGCTTATGGTATGAGTCAGCTAGGCGGTGCAGGTGGAATGATGGGTAGTTCTGCTCCAGTAGGTACTAGCATCTTCTCTCCTTATTCATGGGGATCAGGCGGTTCTTCTAATTATTTAATGTCACTGGGCGGTGGATATAATCCTGCACTAGGTGGTGGTACAACAGGATGGGGAGGTTAATATGGGTAACTTAGCATCAACACAATTAAACACACAATCAGATCCTGCACTTGTACTACAGCAAGCTCTTGCCAATCGTGAGAAACAATATGCTTCTATTGCTAATCCACAGCAACAACTAGCTGCTAGACTAGGTGGATTACTCGGTGGTGGTATTGTTAACGTAGCACAAGACCGTGGCTTCTTTGATGTCAATGATCCTTTGCTTGCTAAAGTAAGTCAGATTCAAGGTGTATACAATGACGTAGCTAGTCGTATTGATCCTGCTTCAGATCCTGCTAAGTTCTACAGTGAACTACAGAAAGCTTACAGTGATGCAGGTCTTGGTCGTGAAGCATTAGCTGCTGCTCAAGAAGCACAGAAAGCTAAGGCAAGTGGTATTGACTTCCAACTTAAAGAGACTCAATTGTTTGAGAAGAATCCTGAGTTGTTGGCAGGACGTATTACTCAGGCTCTTGAATCAAATAATGAACCTGAAGCTATGCGTTTAGCTAATCTCAATGCACGTCTAACAGAAGATAGAGACTTAACTATTGAAGCTAAGAAGACTGCTATTGCTAAAGACAGAGCATACATTTCTTATCAGAACAAACTAGCTAACGATGAGAAGTTTGAATACAAACCAGTAGATCCTAGCAATCCTTTAGCGGGTAACTGGAAGTTTGATAAGTCAGGTAAGACAGATCCTCAGTATGTTCCAGTTCCTGCAGAACTAGCTGCTAAGTTTGCTCCTCCTTCTAAAGACTCAAAGAAGTCTGACAAAGAGAAAGCACCTTTGAATACTTTTGAGACTAACACAACTACTCCACCGGCTGCTTCTTCTACTTCATCTGCTGCAGCACCGGCTGCTCCAGTATCTGCTCCACAAGTAGATCCATCAACATTTAATCCTGCTGCTTATAATCAGAATGCAGGTACATATCGTTTAGATGCTGATCCTATTATCAAAATGATTTCTGATTATGCAGGACAAAACAGACAATTGCTAGAGACAAACCCTGAGTTTGCTAAGAGCATTACTGCTGCTTATGAGAACAGGAAACAAGAACTTTCTAGGTTGATGGGCACTGGTGTGAGGTTTCAATAATGGCTTTCTTTGATGTACTAGGTGCAAAGAAAGAAGGTTACACAGACGAAGAGATAGCAGGTTATTTAGCAGGTCAGTCAGGTTTTAATATCCAAGGTGCAATTGCAGAAGGATATAAGTTCAAAGATATCATTGAACATTTAAACAAGACTAATGCTACTCCGTTTGAAACCTTCTTACAATCTGCTAAACAAGAAGTAGGCTCTGAAGTTAAGGGAGCTTATCAACTTGCGGGTGGTGAATTAGATACTGCTTCTGAATCTCTACGTAGACAGATGGCTGATGAGAACCCTGTAGCAGGTGTATTAGGTACACTCGCAGGTGGATTAGTTAACCCATCTACATTGATTCCGGGTGCTCTACTATTCAAAGGTGTTAAAGGTGCAGCTACTGCGGGTGCTGTAGCAGGTGCTGTTGGTGGTGGATTAGAACCTACTTATGAAGAAGAAGATAGTCGCTTATTAAACGCTGCTGTCGGTACTGCTATTGGTGGTACATTAGGTACTGTGCTAGGTGCAGTATCAGGTAAGTTTGGTCGTAAGGCAGCACAAGAATTAGTGGAGAAAGCTAAAGCTAAGGGTGCTAAGACTGACGATGAAGTAGCTAAGGTTATCCAAGAAGATACTGGTATCAAGCTTGATGATCCTAAGACTGTTGATTCATTGTTCCCTGAGAACCTTGCTAAGGTAGAATCAACTCCTGCTGTAGATAATCCTAATCTAAATGCTGTAGATTCAATCCCTGCTAAGGCAGAGTTTAAAGGATTGTTCGATCAGATGTCTATTGACTCTGCTAATCCGTTAGCTAGAGAAGAAGCTGAAGCAGCCTTCACTAAAGGTACACAATCAGGTGATTGGTCTGACTTCTTCAATTCAATCAAAGGATACACCACTGAAGTAGAATTCGGTAAGCTTCCTATTTGGAAGATTCAGGGTGCACTAGATCAAACTAATCCTTTCTATGAGCGTAACATCAATGCATTAAAGCAATGGAACATCGAGAAGTTCTCTGATGGTCTTAACTTAATGCAGACTAGATTCAACGACATCCAAGCATTACGTGCTCCTCAAGATATCAATGTACCAGTATCTAATGCAGTCAATGCTTTCTTAGGCAGAGACGGTCTAGTACTTCCTAATCAATTCCAACAAGCAATTGTTCCTTGGTTAGAGAAAGAACTATTATCATTCCAAAACATTGATACCTTCTATGATGATCTTATTCGCTCAGGTGTATCTTCTAAAGATGCAGCTAAGTTAGTAGGTGATTCATTCAATCAATTCTCATTGGTAGCTAGTCAAGTACTAGGCAACAGATCACAAGCTGCTCGTGTGTTGTCTGATAAGGCAACCACTAAGTTGTTTGGTAACATGAAGTCATTCATGAGCATGCTAGAGAACAGTGGTAAAGGTTTAGATACTGACGCTACTGTAGACATGGTTGATATGGTTCGTAAGCTTAAGTCAGCAAGTGCAGATGGTTCTATCGATGCAGAACAAGCTGTAGCTAAGTTACTTAAGAAGCAAGTTAAAGATCCTACACTAGGTCAGAAGTTTTCAGAAGCAATCACAAACATCTATACTTCAGGTATTCAGACTGCAGTAGTTAACGCATTGTCTCCTCCTGTTAAGATGTTATTGAACGGTATCGAGGCTGCTATCCTAACAGCTACTCCGGGTTCTTCTAGATTCTTAGACTTCCGTAGAGCAGGTTCTACATTCTCAGCACTAACTGATGCATTTAGAGAATCATTATTCTTTGGTAAGACTGGCTTCTTAGAAGGTCAATCATTGGATAACATCGGTGACGTAGCAGGTGCGATTGGTAGACAGAAGGGTGCAAGCAAGGCTGAACAAGCTTTAGGTAATGTCATTCGTACAGTAGGTACTCGTCCGTCAGTAGGTATCGATGAGTTCTTTAAGACATACTTCCGTAAGATGGAGTTGTATGATCAGTTCCACAAACTAGCTTACTCAGGTAGATTCAAGGGACAAGAACGTGACATCTATAATGCACTAAAGA